CACTGGAGAAGGTGAAGAATGGGTGAAGGGATCGTGACGGATATTCTTCCGCCACGGACGGGCATTCAAAAGCTTCAGGATCGGTTTTCGATCGCCGAAATCCAGGAGATTGTTCATTACGACGAACTGTGCATCCTTCTCGGGTTTAACCTCGACAGCAAGGAGGATCGCCGTCGAATGCAAACCAGGGTGCACGACATTAAGCCCTGGCTCCTGGAGAATTTTCGCCGCGCGCTGGATCCAGTGAAGAACGTAGGCTACCTGGTCATTCATCCACAGAACCAACGCGCGAAGGCCATCAAGCAGAACGACAAAACCGACCGGGCGCACAAGCGCACCGTTGGCACGGTCGTATACACCGACCTGAATCACTTGACTCCTACTCAACAGCAACAAAATTTCAAGGATGTTGTTGTTGTCGGTGCCCGCACGGCCGCTATGGAGCTCACCAATCTTCGGGAACAGCGTCGGATTGCCGCCAAGAAGGCAATCGGCTACCACTCGAATTCCGCAATTTAGCTTTTCGGGGCACCGCGAGGCTCGGCGCGGCTAGGTGAGGCTCGGCGCGGTAAGGCATGGCAGAAAAGTAGCGGCTCCCGAAAAGGGGCCGCTACTTTTATTAGCGCGTAGCCGCCCGAATCACGGCCATCGTCGACCGGCCCACGATCTCCCCGACGCTGTTTCCGGAGAACGCGACCAGGTTCACGATCCAGTCACGCGAGGTGCCCAGTGTCGGTGCCCACGTCTGCGACGACGACAACGAACCGGTCGGGATCTTGTACGCGTTGTGGATCGATTGAGGATTCGTTGCTGACGCCGCCAACGCCGGAGTCAGCGACACCCAATTGCCGCCCGTCGTGTTCGTCGCGTCTTCCGTGTACGTCTCCGACGACAGTGAGTCCACCGACATTCCCGCATACCACAATACCGCCGGAGTCGTCGCACCCGGATTCAGCGTGTCCGAAGGGGTCGTGGACGTTCCCGTCGCGCCGGTCGCGTCATTCGCCCACGGCTGCCCAGCGACCGGCGACAAACCGGTGAACTCATCCGCCGTCATCGCGTAGCACTGGTCACCAGTCGGCACCGTCACCGTAATGGTGTCGCTACTCTGCAACGCGGTGGTCAGAACCGAATACCACACCTCATTGATACCGAACGTGGAATTCGTTTTCGTGAACGGATGCCCCCACGTGTTCGACCGGGTGTCCGCGATCGACACCGTGCCGGAGGTGTAGTTGAACCCCGCGAAATGCACCACCACCAAGTGACCCACCGCGCATCCACCGGCCGGCACGGTGACCGCCAGGCTCGAAACACTGGTTGCCGATGTGGCTGTGCCCACACTCTTGACGAACGACAGCGGCACGTTCGGGTTCGTGGCAGTAGGCACCGGGACACCGTCCTTCCGGGGTGGTCCGTGACAGCGTAACGCCCATGTGGTTGAATCCATGACAGTTGCGGCGAAGCTATGCCCGAGGGGCGGTGACCGTCGTGGACTTCTCCGACCTGTGGCCGCACCTGTGGCCCGGCTGGGACGCCGTATGGCCCAACATCCTCGCCTCCATCATCTGTGGCACTGCGGTATGGCTATGGGCACGGCGACATATCCGCCGGTTGCATCACAAATTGGACCGTATCCACGAGCACCTCACGCCGCAGAATGACGCGAAGCCACCCGAATAGGGTGGCTTCTTTTTTTGGAGGTCGCCATGGCTGAACTGTGCGGTGCGTTGCTTCGCGGAAAAAACCCTGACGGTAAGCAGCGTGAGGGAACATGCCGCCGGCCGGCCGGTTGGGGAACCGAGCATGCTGGCGTGGGAAAATGCAAGCTGCATTTCGGCACCACCGTGAACTCCAACAACAAGGCCGCCGCCGTCCTGTTTACGCGCGGTGTGCAGGAAGCCATCGGGAAGCTGAACATTATTCCCGTCGATGACCCTCTCACTGAGTTGTCGAAACTCGCCGGTGAAGTCGTGGCATGGAAAGACGTCATTGCCGGGAAGGTGTCGTTCCTGGAGGACGTGCGATACGACGGGGAAAAGACCGGCGAACAGATCCGTGGTGAAGTGATTGTGTTCGAACGCGCTCTTGACCGGTGCAACACTGTGCTTGCCACCATGGCGAAGCTGAACATTGACGAACGTCTCGCTCGTGTGTCCGAAATGCAAGCACAGATTGTGGCGGACGCCGTGTCCGCTGTGCTCGGCGAAATGGGTTTGAACGGGACGCAGCAACGGGAGGCGAAGACCCGTGTTGCAGAAAAGCTTCGCCTTGTCGCTGGCTGACAAGCTCGCCCCGCCCGACCCGGAAGTGTTTCAGAAGCTCGAATATGTTCCGACGCCACGTCAGCAAGAATTCCATGAGGCAACCGAATTTGCGGTCCTTTATGGTGGTGCGGTAGGTGGCGGAAAGACCAAGGCGCTTTTGTGTGAAGGCATCCGTCAATGCCTGTTGCATCCGGGTTTGCGGGTCGGCGCATTCCGCCGCTCCTACCCTGAATTGAATGAGTCGCTTCTCGCGGAACTCATGCAAATGGGATACGCCCGGGTGTTGGGCGCGTCGTGGAACGGTACCGAGCATGACCTGAAATTCCCCAACGGGTCAATCATCATGTTCCGGTACGCGGAGACACCGAACGACGCCAGCCGCCGTCTCGGTGGCGCGTATCAGCTGATTCTGTTCGACGAGCGGACACTCACCCCGCCGGATGTGTGCTCCTATTTGGAGACCCGTATCCGTTCCGGCCGCGCGGACATTCCCGTTATCGGTGTCCGGAGCGCCACGAACCCTGGCGGCCCCGGCCACGCCTACGTCAAGAAGCACTATATTGACGCCACGGAATTCGGGAAGAAAATTGTTCTTGACTCCCGTAAGCGGACCGTGCGTTTCATTCCGTCGAAGTTGTCCGACAACCCCCACCTGAACCCTGAGTACGCCGACGACCTTCGCGGGCAACCCGAACATCTTCGGCGCGCGTTCCTCGAAGGTGACTGGGATCTGTTCGCCGGCCAGGTGTTCCAGGAATGGCGACGGGACAAGCACGTGGTACGCCCGATGTCGCTTCCCGCCACGTGGAAGCGGTACATCGGCGTTGACTGGGGATACAGCGCCCCATGGGCCGTAGTGTGGGGCGCGGTGGACGAAGACGGCCGCGTGTGGATCTACCGGGAGCAGTACGCCAAGGGCGTCGGTGAAGCCCTCCAGGCGCAACGGATCCTTGCCGCCGAAGCCGGTGAGGACATCTCTGGCCGGTTCGCGGACGACGCGATGTGGGCCACCCGAGGCGACGCCAAGCCCATTTCCACGGTGTACGCGGAGAACGGCGTGCACCTCACGGCCGCCGGCAAGGGGCCGGGGAGCCGCGTCAACGGGTGGCAGCGCGTCCATTCGTACATGGCTGACGGGCCAGCGTGCCCGCATCACCGGGCGCAGGGCATCGAGCAGTGCCCGATGTTGCACGTGTTCGACACGTGCACCAATTTTATCGAGACGGTGCCGAACGTTCCGCACGCCAAGACCGGTGATCCGGAAGACGTCGACACCAACTCTGATGATCACATCGCGGACGCACTGCGCTATATGTTGATCAACTTGGGCACCGGGCCGGAATTCATGATGGCGGATTCCACTCTGGACACGGTGAGCGGAATTGTTCCGGTGGCGCAACCGTTGGGGCAGTTCGCCTACATCCCGCGCGACGACGACAATCCGTACACGTATGAGGATTACAGCGGGGAGGTGAACATGCCATGGGGTTCTGGGGGCGGGTTTTCGGCCGGGAATCAATGGTAGCCATTGAAGAGGCCGTCAAGACAGGCAACAATTTCGACCCGACCAAGACACCGACCCGTTCCGGATACGAATACGGTATCCCGGTCGGTGGTATCAACGAATACACCCAAGGCATCGGCACCGCCACCCAAACCGACCGCCGATCCATGCTTCAGCAACTCTACGAAGCATACTTGGCGTGCCCGTGGAGTTGGGCGTGCGTGAACGCCATCGCACGCACCATTACCGCCGGAGGCTTGACCACCGACTGGGACACCGACACCGGAGAAGGCGACCAGGAAGCCCCCGACAAGCCAGACAACGTGTTGGCGCTGGAACGGCTCCTGAAGTACTGCAATCCGCAAGAGGACATGCGGCAGTTGTTGCGTGGCATCATCTGCGACCTGTTGGTGTTCGGTGACGCCTACATCGAAGTGGTGTGGGTCGCCGGTATCCCGGTGTCCATGTACAGCCTGGACGCCCCATCCGTGTTCCCCATCGCGGATGAGCACGGACAGATCTCCAAGTACATTCAGGTCACCGACTTCGGTCAGCGCGCCGAATTCAAGCCGAACGAAGTCATCCACATCTCCTTGGACTCGCCCCGTTCCGGCGTGTTCGGTGTGTCGCCCACGCAGGCCGGTCTGTTGCCGATCACGGCGTGGCTGTTCACGGCCGCCACCCTCAAGGAGACGTTCCGCAAGGGCAACCCGGCCAATATCCATGTGGATATGCCGCAGGGCATGAGCCAGCCGGAGATGAACCGGTGGGTCGCGCAATACATGCAACGCAACATCGGCCCCCGCAACCTCGGGTTCCCGCTGATCACCAAGGGCGGCGCAGCCGTCAAGGAGTTGCAACAGAACAAGGTCGAGGAATATCTGCACACGCTCGACCAGAAGCGTGACGAGATCCTCGCCACCTACGGTGTGCCCCCGGCCGAAGCCGGCGTCATCGAATCCGGCAACCTCGGTGGCGGCACCGGCGAATCCCAGCGCAAGACGTTCCTCGTCAACACCTGCCAGCCCATCGCGGAACTGGTCCTGGAAAAACTGAACTTCTACATCGTTCAGCGCGGATTCGGCATTGAAGGCTGGCACCTGAAGTTCGGCGAAATCGACATGCGCGACTCCAAGACGATCGAGGACATCCGGGACATGCGTCTCCGGAACGGGTCCTGGACGCTGGACCGCTACCGCGCCGACATCAGCGAACCACCCGTGGACGGTGGCGACACCGCCGTGTTGGTGGACCGCCAGAACCTCGTTCTGTGGCGCGACATGGTGGCGTACTCCCGCGCCGGGGTCGCCGCGAAACTCAAGGTCACCGCGTTGGAACCATCGGAACCAGGCGAAGACGACGAGCCGTTGGAGTTGGAGAAGCCAGAAAAGCAGCCATTGCCGCCCGCGCTGGCCGCCGCCGCCGGACTCCCCCCGGGAAGTGACCCAGCGGCCACGCCACCACCGCCGGGTTCACCACCAGCCGGTCCCGCCGGCCGCAAACCGCCGGCCGGTCGGCCGCCGCGCGAAACGTGGCAACAGCGATATCGGGCACGGCTCCAGGAAGCGTTGAAGAAGCTTCCGGATGACTTCGCCGACTGAACCGGACGCGCCGGAACATCCACCGCCGGGTGTTCCGGCCGCGCCGGAACCTGACAATTTCCCCGATGGCCCCTTGACCGCCGACAAGGTGAAGGCGCTCATTCCGAAGATCATTGATTAGGGGGTCACAATGGACAGCACACAGAACGGGTGACGGCATGAGCGACGCCAAAACTGAAGCCATCGCGTCCGCCGAAGTGCGTCACGTCATCGTCCGAGGCTGCTCCGTGTGCCACTCGCCGCGCACCCCCCAGGATCCGTGCGCGAAATGCGGCAATACGACGCTTCCGGAAATCGTCAACCTCGGAGTGGTCACCGCGACATACCGGAACCCCTTTCGTCAACTGTGGTGGACGTGTGCGGGGAAGCCCTTGGCGGAACTCCGGATCCGGCGCGCGAATCGTCGCGCATTGTCAAATGAGAGGTGATCAACAATGGCGACGACCGTAGTCGTTACCGCAAAGGGCCGTGAGGTGATCGCGGGCCGTATGACCGGATCCGCCACCGAGCCCAAGCAGTTGGGATGGGGAACCGGCGGAGTCGCCGGAGGCCCGTTCACGGCCGCGACAACCGACGTGGCACCATTCCAGGAAGCGGCCGAATCCCGCGTGGCCGGCACATCGTCCATTGCGACGACGACCACCACAAACGATTCCTACCAGGTGGTGGGAACCATCACGTCCCTGTCGGGGCAGACCATCGCGGAAGTGTTCCTGTCGGACTCGGCCACCAAGCCGTTCGCCAGCACGTGGGCGACCGCGCCGACCGGCACCGGCGGCACAACGGGCACGCTGGCCGCGTCCTACACCCCGGCGAACAACACCTACATCCAGTGCCGCACCGAGGTCATGCAGGTGACCGCCGGCACCGGAACCACGTCGGTGACGATCACCCGGGGCCAGAACGGCTCCGCCGCCGTCAGCCAGTCCAACGCGGACGCGGTGACGACCGGAAACCCGCCGGGAACCGCGACCGCGAACAGCACCCTGTATGTGCACGCATCGTTCACCGGACTGGCGTTGAACACCGGGGATTCGTTGCAGTCGACCATTACGGTCAAGCACTCCTGAGGGGTTAGCATGGCAACACTGTATTTCGCGGCCAATGGTGCCATGCCAACCACGGCCGCGCTTGTCAAGGTCACTACCGGCACCGCTGTCAAGACCCTGTTGCAAATCGCGCCGTCCGCGACGCGACCAATCAAGGTGGTGGAGTGGGGCATCTCGTTCGACGGGTCCGCCGCTGCCACGCCGATTGAATGCGAACTGATCCAAACGGATGTGGCGGCTACCGTCACCGCCCACGTGGCGGCCGGCGTGCAACCGTATGACGACCCGAACGCCCCGGCATCCACGGTCACCTTGAGCACCACGGCGACCGGCTACACGGCGTCGGCCGAAGGATCCATCACCACCACGAAATACGGTGACCTTCAGCTGATTTCGCCGACAAATCAATATGTAAAACAGTGGCCGTTGGGCAGGGAATTTCAAGTCCCGGTGTCTAAATTCCTTCGCGTGCGGGTCACGGCCGGAACCGCAGTCAACGCCTACACATATGTAATTTGGGAGGAGTAAATAGCGTCCTGCTATTTACTCTAAGCTTTCTAGGGGGGCGCGGAAATGGCTCGATTCTTTCGCGCCTACCCTGGAAAGCACGTTCTGTACCGGTCCGTCCGCGTCGGAGGGGCCAACACCCAATCCCTTGCGCCCGCCGTCACCACGGCCGCGACCTTGCGCCTTCAAGCGCAACTGCTCTACCCCGCCACCATCACCACCACCGCCCGCGACGCCAACCGCGCGGGCCGTGTTCTGGCCGGCACTGCGACAACTACCGGCGCGATGTCCCGGACCGTCGGGGCGCACTACACCGGCACCGCGACGACTACCGGCGCGATTCTGCGAGCCCTGTCCACGTACGTCACGAAAACCGTCACGCTGACCGGTGCCGTCACCCGCGCGACCAGCGCCGGATACGCGGCCACCGCGACCCTGACGGGCGTGCTCACCCGCACGGCACGGCCTGTTTACCGGGGCGCGGTGGGCACCGAAGGCCACGGACAACTTGCTGTGTCCGCGCACTACCCCGTCACCGTCACCGCCACGCCCGCGTTCGTGCGGACACTGGCCGCCGTCTACCGCGTCACCACGACCTTGACGGCCGCCCTGCTCCGCGCGTTCGTGCACGGTTTCGGCGCGGTGACCATCACCACGACGCCCGCTATCACCAACAGGGCGCAGAAGCCGTTGCCGGCCGCCGTGTCCACGTTCACGGCCATCAACCGCACACCGCAGTTGACGTTGCGCGGCACGGCCGGACTGTTCACCATGCTGGGTCGCGCGCTGGCCGCCCACACCACCGCGACCGTCACCACCACCGCGACCATCGCACTGCCCCGGACCCTGCTCCGCACGTGGCCGGCAACCGTGACTGTCACAATCGTTGTGGGCCGCGCGTTGACCGTCGCCTAC